GGAGCACAGTATGTTCCACAGGACTCAATAAAAAAAGAATATGATAGATCTATTTCGTTTATAGATGATATGGGTAATGTAATTAAAAATATGAATGATGATTCTACTAAAAAACAAATAACTGCAACAGGAGATGAACTGAGTAATATTTTAAAATACGTTACATTGTTAGCGCAAAAAGAAGGTTTGAGTTCTAGAAATTTATGGTTAGATAGTATTCCAGGCAATCTTGATTTAGGAAAATTAATAAATAAATATAGTTTTAAATCAAAAGCGTTCATTGAAGTATCGCCATTATGATATTTCTTGTAGAGATATGAACCTCTGTCAGCGTCTTCACTTGTATGTTGTGTCATAGCCCCTGTGTCAGCATTATATATGTACCAATCGGTCTCCCCAACATCAGCACACACCGCTTTAAAGTAACTCACGCATTCATCACTGTGAGTTAATTGAGTTACATAAGGATTAACAGTGTCTGATGTGCGAATTTGATACGCGTGCTGAATATCATTTAATCTGTCACTTACAATAACGTTAGACACAAGACCGCTATTATATACTGCATTAACATAATCGCGTAGAGTAACTAATGTATTAAAAGTTCCTGCAATTTTTCTATAGTTACGATATGCTTCTTCAATAGTCTCGGGGTCAGAGCCGTTCTTACTTGCTGAAGCATTATATAAATTTATGATATCACTATTTAATAACATACTATCTGAACCGACATTAACTGTTACATCAGAATAGAACCTATCAATACATCCTGCTGAAACGTTACCGGCACTACCTTGAGAGGTGAGATAGTTAATTGATAATCCGTTGCCAATTAACTTATCTACGTCTTCAGGAAATTCAAGATAACAAGTTGAATTACGACTATCAATACCAAACTCAAAATAAGTATTTCCTCGAGGCTTAACTTGCAAATTATCAACGCGTTCCCATAATTTGCTGTTATCAACACTTCTTATAAAGATGCCATTTTCAGCAACAGCACTCTCCGGAAGGTAAACACGATTATCACTGTCTAAATGAGTAATACTTATTACTTGAGAACCATTAACAGACAATGTTTGAAATACACCTTCCATACCATCACCTACAACAACGTGATGGTCATTGTCAATTACTAGTTCTTCAGTTAAAGTGTAAACTGCACTACCATCTTCGTTAGTAAGCATAGTATACTGTGGGATGGTTACAGTTTCACCATTTTCAAGTGCTCGCCCTATCCATTTAAAAGTAAATGATGTAGACGCGGATTTATACCAAGGCATTATATATGCTAATTGTTTGTATAAGTTACGCGCATTCATCTCTTGTGTAACAGTTTCGGGGAACATTTCAAGTACATTCTTATCTATGTTATAGTTATTCTTATCTGCAATGATAGCGTCAGCTTTCAGTAGTATAACGCCTGGGTCAGACTCATTACTAACAGAAGGGTCCCACTTTGAACTTAGTTGTTTAACTAAGTCAAGTAGTTCTACATATACAGATGTAAAATCTTTATTTGTATAACTTAAGTTAGATAAAGGATTAGTTTGCACTCACTCTCAACCTCCATTTTATTCATCTGTCATTAATCTAATCTGATATAGATTAGGTTGATTATCTATTTTATTTATACAATTGATGGTGGCGTATAAAGCCGTCTTATCGTGTGTTATAACTATATCTTTTCGTGTTAAAGATAGTTGAGGCATAAATATCTGAAGAGACACATATATGTCATCAATAATCAAATCTCTTAGCACAACATTATTCTGTTCATATATAAAACGCTTTAAGTTAGTTCCAAAATAAGGGTCACCAAATAGTGATTTTTTCCAAGAAGCTAACAGTAATTTTAGATTTGAACACGTTGCTTCTTTATCTTCAACTAACAGTGTTCGTGAGGTTGCAAACATTTCAGGGAATGCAATTGAAAACATTTCTATTCCTCCAATTTAAAAAATAATTGACCAGTAGTTGGATTACTAGGAGTGGTCTTTCCGTATAAACCTGATGCGAGGACCATTTTTGACAAGTTTAGTAATTCAGAGTGTGAATGACTACTACCGGAGTACTCGGAGTGAGTGTGATTACTGTCCGCTTTACTATTCCAATTAGTTCTATCTTGAGAACTCACGTGCATAGTACTATCGTTCTTATGAGTGTTCCAAGTGTTCTTATCGGCAGCACTCACGTGTATATCCGAATTATTGATATGACCATTCCAAGCACCACGTTCATTCTCACTGATGTGTTTTAACTTTTGAGTATTCGTAACTCCAGATTCGTTGATATGATTATTTAAGGATTGTTTTATATTATCCGTAATTAAGTACATCCCTGTAGCAGGATTGCTTCCTTGGGCAGGGTCACCTAATTCCTTATCCAAATCATCTACGTCCGATTTAAGCTCGTTTAAGTAATCTGAAAGGTCTTCAATATCCTCTTCACTTACGGTTACACGTTGTTTAAGCACATCAGCCGCATAATCCGATGCTATATCGTGTTCTTTCATATATATGATACTATCGTTTATGTTATTTATATCAACAGTTATATCATTATGAAATCGAGTATTCTCTTCAAATGTATGTTTAATAGACTCCTGCTGACCTAACAACGTTTGAATACTTGAAGGTGAGACAGCTCCGATATTTGTATCTGTCGGCAAAGTAACGTTAGTACTAACTACTAGACTTGTAGGTTTCATATCACTTTGTAATTTTTCAGCTGTCTCATTCATTAGTGCTCCTATTATTACGGGAGCACTATAGTCTGTATTTTCAAATAATACAAAAACCGCACATCCTGTTATATAAGCGGGAATCACCCCTGGTGGTGTGCAAACAGTAGCTGTGTATAACTCAGAGTCAGGAGTTCGACCCACTGCAGAACCACTTTTGTTTATTGAAGGGATTCTAACTGTGTAATGATATGCGTCAAGCTTATTCACAATGAAAGCTCTTTGAATTGTCAATTATCTCCACCTACTCTCAATAGCGTTAAAGTGGTCTTATAGCCTTGCGCGCTTATTGAATCCACTTGTTTGGTAATTATGTACAACCCACTGGATATATGTTTTTGGCCACCCGCAAACCATACATTGACTTTAACATAACTCATCAATATAGAAGGTCTTGTCAATCCTTTTAGCGTGAGTGTCGCTTGTATCGGAAATTGCGTCATTCGTGTCCACCAGTTACTTTTAGTAACAGAGAAATTATTAGAGCTAGTTTTCATTGTTGAAGGAGCATACTCTGTAACTAGTTGACCTGCGTCATTGATTGAATATGTGTACTCTTCCTGATTTAATTCAGATGCATAATTATATAGTAGAGCCCACGATTGGTCATTATTTAAACTGAATTGAGTTACAAAATTGTCATCAGGATAGTTTATATCAATCTCATAAGTATCAAGTGAGGATGGCACAACAGTAGTAGGAGTAATTTCTGTTACTTTAAAATAAGTTCCACCATAATTGTTACTCCAATCATCGTGTATTGTTAAACAATAGCCTGAACTCTGAATAGCAGAAGTACTTGAATTATTATAGTTAACCATTGAATTTACTAGATAATTCATATAGGATAATGGTGTAACGCCGTTTTGAGCAAGTAGTTTAACTTTCTTATCATTTGAAGCAATGAGCTCTATCTCTTTACCTGTAGCCCCATTCACCATTCCGGTAAATACTTGTTTTAACCCATATTTGGAACTCTTGAGCATTTCTTTAAGTACATCACTAGGCTTAGCTTCTCTTGCAGGAAAATTATAAGACAATGCAACAAGAGCTAATGCATCACTTGTACAGTTAAGAGTGTATCTTATACACGAGTTGTTCATATCTAGATTTGTAGTAATATTGGTTATAATACAAACCTCTTCTTTATATATGTAACTCGGAGCGTTCCAATCTCCGTATTGTAATATAATCTGACGATTATTTGATGCAGAACTAAAAATCTTGTCAAGTAGATTAGGGTCTTCACCCGCCCTGACTTGATAGGAAAAGTTTAAAGTATATGTATTAACAGTACCGTTCACTTTAGTAATAGACATTGATTCCATAAAATTAGGGTAAGTAACTTTTACAGCTGCTCCGTAACTATTAGAAGACTTACTGCCTATGTATGACCCGAAAGTATAGCCTCCTATATTTGCAATTATAAATGGAGCTTCAACTAATGTGGGGATACTTACTAAATTAGCCTTTGTTCCCAAATAGAGCCCTCCTATTATATATCAAACTCAATATGACTAAAAGTTGGAACTTTCAAATGTGCACCTACTTCAAGTTTTTCATAAGGGTCTTGAATCTTATTAAAATCTGCAATTATCCAATAGTAAGTAGGATTATTATAATAGTATAATGATAAAGTATCTAGTGTATCACCTGGCTCTACAATATGTGTAACAAAATTCTTACCTTCTGTTATTAAGTGAGATGTTACGCCGTACACATATTTGTTATCCAAGCGATTGTAATAGTATGGAAAAACAGAGTACCTTGATACTCTGTCATAACTTTTATATTGTTTTTCTGTTAAAATATTCATTCCTAAGCCCTCCAGAATGTGCGCTCTAGTTTAGTATCTACTCCTCTAAAGCTACCTGCAGATAATATTGTCTGAGCATCATAAGGGTCAACTTCTTCCACCGTAAATGAAACTGATACGTGTGCATACTTTTCATTTGCTAATACAGGTGCTTGATATGTTACACCAACAGAACCTGTTACAACACCTTTTATAAATATATCATTACCAAAACGTACTGCAACCATTGGCGGGTCAACCATTTTTTCGGAAGCACCATAAGCGGGTAAAGCAGCTGCTTGAACAAGCTTGATAAGTGTATCAACATAATCGTCTCCTGTAGCAACTGTAGCATTACTCACTTGCCAGTTTATTTGAGACATCATATCTCTATGCAAGTCAAGATTTATCTGTAGCGAACGAGGTCCAGAATGACTATAGGAGTATATAGGAGCGGACCTTGCCATCGGAGTGCTGCTATTATATGTTACGCCTATCTGGTCATTTAAACTATCAGGAAAAGTAGGTATAACTATAAACTGGTCAACGTGATATAGATATATATAATTAT